TGTCGAGCAAGTAGAAAAAGACGAGAAAGTAGAATCGATCAACTATACGATACCGATTAGAGATCAAGTGTACGATATAACGGTAAAACGGTTGAAAAAGAACGAAGGTGAGAGCGATGGAATATGTGAAATATGACTCGAAGCAGCGCGAGGCCTTGAAAAAGAACCTTAGGCGCTTGATGGACGAAAAAGGAGTCACAAAAACACAGCTATCAAGAAAGCTGGGCTGGTCCTATAATACAATCGATTATTGGTTACGTGGTGATCGCGTACCCGATCGGACAGGAATCGAGGCTATATGCGATTATTTCGGAGTCTCGTACGTGGAACTATTGGGATCTGAAATGAAAGTCCGCACGTTCGCGTATTATAAAAACGATACGCTGCTCGCGTTTGGCACGATGGAAGAGATCGCCGAACAAACTGGCCGAAAGATCGAGTCGTTGCGGAGCTTGCTTTGCAATTCAAAGCGATTCAACAAAACAACGAAAACATACATGATCGAGCTCGAAGACGATAGACGATACAAGCTAAAATTTAAACAGTCGTTTACAATCGACGAGCTGAATCTAAAAGGAATCGGGTGGCTGCTAGAAAGCCCACTCGTAGAAGTAGAAGAGGTGAAAGAATGAATGAACAAGAGTTGATAAAAAAGTACGAATACATGAACCACGATTGTTTTAGAAGGGTAGACGTTTCTGAGGTTTTAGCAGATTTACGACAACTAGACAAACCGAAGCAGATTAAATTAAAAGACGTTATTGTCCGAATGGAAGGGTTGAGCGAACATACACGGTCAGAATGGCTCAATGATATTTTATATAAATTTGGTGAAGAATTTGGTTCTAAAAAAATATCGTGATGGCTACGAGCAAGGTAAGCTAGAGGGAGAATGGGTCGGTCAGCAATTAAAAGACGCTGATAAAATTCGGCAAGAGTTAAATAAGCCAACAGTACCGCAGTTTGTTGCGGATTGGTACGAAGAGCATAAAGATGATTTTGAAATCGCTCTATTTCGATGCATAGATCATATACCAAGTGTATACGATGAAGGAGATCTAAACGAATTTGAAGAATGGATCATTGATGGTGAAACCAAGCCTTTTCAAACGTTAGTCAATATGCACCAATTCGGCTACGAGGTCGAGAAAGAGAAGCGGTATTTGGTTAAGGTCATAGGTATGAGTAAGTTTTATGAGTGTTTAAATTTTGACACAACGGAAAATAGATGGAAATTTTTCGATTGCGACAATACCAAGACATATCGCACACATCACACTCGCAAGGAACTAGAAGATGCCGACTTCGGCTGGGTGTTTGATTGTAAGGGAATTGAGATTGAGGAGGTGGAATAAATGGAAAAAATCAAAAAATACATTAAGGTTCATCGTGACGAAGTTCTTATGGGATTATTGTTAAGTTTAGGTTATTTGTTTGTTATTGGGCTTACTTATGCGATTTTAAGTTATAACTTGGAAGATAGTGTCATTTCTTCCTTATTCTTGCTGTCTGTTTTAGTATTGGAAACGTTGATATATTTAACAATGTTAAGTTATGTATTCACGAGGTGGTAAAAATGGACCTATTAACTGTTATATTCGGGCTCCTATCGCTTGCGTGGCTTGGTGGCCTCGCAGTGATCGGGATTGCTATGTGGAAAGAAGGACGAGAAAATGACGAATAATGATAAGCTGATACGTGCGAATTTTGCTTTTATCCTTTTTATCCTAATCGCTGTATGCGTCAATTTGGGCTCACGAGTCCGGGTGCTTGAGGGAAGCAACGGCGAGCTACAACAAACAATCGAAATGCAAAAGGACGAGCTCGAAAAAATCGAAGAAAAAAACACAATGCAAGACGTGATAATAAATAAATTGAATACTGATTATAACTCACGTATGGCACAGGAATTACAAGAGATCGCCGATATTAACGGCGTCGGGGGATAGTGTGAAAGTCTATATCGTAAGAAAGTATAACAAGCTGACGCGCTGGGATTGCAATCATTCGACTAAGTTCGAAGAATTTGAATTTAAGACAAAAGAAGAGGCTATGGCCTATCGTAATAGTCAGAAAGTCGGAGTCTTTGACGTTTACGAGAAAGAGAAGTAAATAGCTTGAAGCTAGAAAGGAGGGGGGCTTGAGAATTGAGACAAGATACGGATATCTAATCGACGCGCTTCGAAGATATCCATTCGATAAAGAGATCAAAGAACGAATCGAAGAAATCACTTTTCCTTATCAAAACTTCGACGAGAATTGGTTTATAAAGAGCAAGGCAGCAAGCAACACGCCAGAAGCTCTAAAAAATGTGATCCTAAAAGAAAATGATCCGGAATTAATTCGACTTTATACGCTCGCAGAAGCGATCACAGAATACACAAGCGAGTGTGCTCCCTCAAATTGGGAGGCGATTAAGGCGCTATACGTGACACGATCAAAAAACGTCGAAGGGGTGGCACTCGAGCTCTTTATGTCAAAGAATTCAGTCTATCGGCATATCATAAAACCGTTTTTTGAAGGGCTGGAAAAGAAATATACAAGTATTTTTTTAAAAAGTCGCTGAAAGTTGGGAAAAGTGCACGAAAAAAGGTGATAAAATTGTATTATCGGAAGATCAAAAGAAATGACGATCTTCTTGCGGACGACAGGACAAAAGCCAACAGTTACATCAGCACGTTTTACTTTTCATAAAAAACTTTCCCAGTTTGTGGGGTCTCCTTATATTTTTTAAAAATTATTTCGTTTCGGCGGTTCGATTCCGCCCGTCCGCTTTTGGTAAGGTTCTTTTAGTTCTTCCCCTTGCCAGATATTTCTATACTCTATACTTTTCTTTTCAGTCTTACTCCTATTCCTTTCTGAGTGAGACTGTTTTTTGTAAAAGAAAAAAGAACGACGAGAAATTCTCGATCTAACAAAATTAAACAGTAAAGGAGGGGAGGCGATGGCCGGGATTGACAACTTAATACCAAACGAGCAGCGAACGCCCGAAGAACGCCGACGCAATGCCCGAAAAGCCGGTATCGCCTCCGGTAAGGCTCGAAGGGAAAAAGCGGACCTAAAAAAGAAAGTCAATGACATTTTGGCGATGGACGTTTTCAGCCCACAGCTCAAAGAAGCGCTCGAGGAAAAGGGATTAAACGCGACGAACCAGACGGCGATCGCGACGGTCCTTTTGCAAAAGGCCCTTAAAGGCGATATGCGAGCTATTGAACTCTTAGCCAAGATGAACGGCAACGAAGGCACGAAAGACAATCTCGATAAGAAAGAGCAGAAAGAACGAATCAAGGCCCAGCAACTCGAAAACAAGAAACGCGAGCAGCAGCTGGAAGGCAATGTCGTTTCAGAAGATATCATGTCCGACTACTTCGACAAGTTGGAAGGAGTGATAAAAGATGGCTCTTAGTGATCTATACAGCCAAAAACAGATTGATATCTTACGTCGCTCTATCGCTCGGGACTGGTACATGATGATAAACCACGGCGCAGTACGGGCCGGGAAAACTAAGCTCGACAACGATCTTTTTTTAATGGAGCTAAAGCGGGTCAAGAAAAATGCTGCAAAAGTCGGGGTTCAAAACCCGATGTACATTCTGGGGGCTGTATCGTCTGGGACCTTACAAACAAATATCTTGCGTGAGATCACAGACGCTTACGGCCACGAATTCCAGTTTGACCGACACGGCAACTTTACCTTATTCGGCGTGTACGTCGTTACGACGTTTACGGGGTCCATAGCGGGCCTAAAAGCTATCCGGGGTATGACGGCCTTCGGGGCATACGTAAACGAGGCCACGCTCGCAAATAAAGAGGTTTTCGACGAAATTCTAAAGCGTTGCTCGGGGTATGGCGCGCGTATTATATGCGATACCAATCCGGACCACCCCAAGCATTGGCTCAAGGTCGACTATATCGACAAGGCCGATGATGAGAAGATCGTCGCGAATCATTTTACAATCTTCGATAACACGTTCTTAAATCAGCGGTACGTTGATAATTTGATCGCGACGACGCCTTCCGGTATGTTTACCGAGCGCGGGATATATGGGCGCTGGGTGATCGGTGAGGGCGCGGTCTATCGCGACTTTAAAGAAGATATGTACACGACGCAACCACCCGAGCATTTCGCGAAGATTTACGCGGGTGTTGACTGGGGATATGAGCACTGGGGTTCGATTGTGGTCGTGGGCCAAACCGAGGCCGGCGATGTGTATATACTCGAGGAACACGCGCACCAGTACAAAGAAATTGATTTCTGGGTAGATATCGCAAAAGATATCAAGGCGCGGTATGGTGATATATTCTTCTGGGCTGATAGCGCACGGCCTGAGCACGTCGGACGGTTTAACCGTGAAAGGCTCAAGTGCTTTAATGCGTATAAGTCAGTATTATCTGGAATTGAAGAGGTGGCCAAGCTGATGAAAGCTGGTCGCTTTTTTGTCGTTTCAAATAAGGTCGCGAAATTCAAAGATGAGATCTATCAATACGTCTGGAATGAGCGATCGGGCGAACCAGTAAAAGAACATGACGACGTATTAGACGCGGTACGATACGCGATCTATTCGCAACACGTTCACGATACGAGCAGTACAGTTAAAGAGCGTATGACTAGCGCACAATATTATTTCTAGGAGGAATAAGAGAAATTGAAATTTTTGAAAGGACGGCGTTTCGATGAGAATGCGAATCGTCAGTTTATCATGACGGCCGAAGATTTTGAAACGATCGAATACGAGGGCCAGAAATGGATCGAACGCCTAAAAAACTATATCGGGACGCACAGGTCCGAGCAATTGGACCGCTTGAAAGAACTCAAGCGTTATTATCTTGCTGATAATAATATCAAGTACCGCGAGGACAAGAGCGATCCATACAGCGCAGATAATCGAATCGCGAGCGACTGGGCGAAATACATTGCTATTTTTGAACAAGGCTATATGCTGGGGAACCCGGTCGAGTACAAAAACGAAAACGCGGAGATCCAAAAACAGATTGACCAGTTTTCGAAGCAAAACAACGAAAAGGACCACAACGTAGCGATCAAGACAGATCTCGCGATCTATGGCCGTGCTTACGAGCTTTTGAACGCGTACCGAGACGAAGACGGTTCGGTCTGGGTCAAGCTCTATCGTATGGATCCGGAGCAAACTTTTGTCATTTATGATGATAGTTACGAGCAGCGCTCTTTGATGGCAGTCAACTATTACTCTATTAGTTACGGGAACGGACACAAACGCGATTTTGTGAAAGTATATACCGATGACGCTATATACGAGTATGTGGACGATAATCAGGAAGCGGACACGCTTCATCTCAAGGATACGAGCGAGCATTTCTTTAATGGCGTCCCAGTAAATGAGTTTAGCAACAATACAGATCGAACAGGAGCGTTCGAAGCCGTGCTCGACTCTATCGACGCTTACGACTTGTCACAGTCAGAGCTTGCGAACTTCCAGCAAGACAGTAACGAGGCTCTTTTGGTGATCTCGGGGAACCCGTTTACAGGGGTCGAAGATAAAGACTTTTTAGAAGATGGTCGCGTCAATCCAAATGGCCGGCTTGCGGTATCTCAAGCCTTTAAGAAGGCGAAGATCTTGATCCTTGATGATAACCCGATTCCGGGCGGATCGAGTCCAAGCGCGAACTATCTTGTCAAATCATACGACACAGCCGGAGCTGAAGCATACAAGGAACGGCTAGTAAATGATATCTTGCGTTTTACGTTTACGCCAGACACCACGGATAATAATTTCGGTGGCGTACAATCGGGCGAAGCGATGAAATACAAGATGATGGCAGCGGATAACTACCGAGGTAAGCAAGAGTTACTTTTTGAAAAAGGCCTCATGCGTCGCTTGCGTTTGGCAGTCAATATCTGGAAGATCAAGGGCAATGATTCCGATAATTACAACCTTATCAATGAGACGGACGTCGTATTTACGCCAAACTTGCCACAAAATGACGCTGAGTTAGTCACTATTGCAAAAAATCTCTATGGCGTGGTGAGTGAACAAACGATCGTCGAGATCCTTGAGCAAGTGACTGGGGTCAATGCTGAAGCTGAATTGAAGCGTATGAAAGAAGAGACGGAAAAAGCGCTTGAAATGCTCCCACGAATCGAGCCACAAGCCGGCGAGGTAGCAACGAATGAAGAAACCGAAGATAAGCGCCCATGATGAATACTGGGAAGCACGCGCCCGTGAGATATTCGAGTACGTTGACAGAAAAGATATAGACTTTTTCGCTGAGCTAGAAAAAACTTACCGCAACGAGGCGGTAAGGTTACAAAAGTCATTGTTCGACTTTTACACAAAGTACGCTGAAGATCATGAACTCACTTACCAAGACGCAACGAAGCGCCTTAGAGGTGAGGATCTCAGCGACTATGTGGACAATGCGACGTTATACCGCGAACAGGCCGAAAAGGATCCAGAATTATTAAGACGATTGAACCAACAATACGCGTCAGCTCGAGCGATCAGAATCGAGGCTTTGCAGTTGGAAACTATCCACAGGCTCGGAGTGCTCACAGGAGCGC